AATGAAAGCTGTTGATAGCCAATTAATGAGAGGAAATAATTCTAGTATGCCCATTTCTAATTCTAGTAAATCAACAGTAACAAAAGGTAAACAACCTAGTTTTCAGAAGTAAATCTTTTGTTGCTTTTTAACAATAAAGGAGATTGAACTATGGCAAGTGTAAATGCCCCAAGAGGGTTAGCCCTCGCTAAGAAAAATGGTTCTGGTTCCAACTCTACTGGTATACGTACTATTGATTTGACACCTGCAAGTCCAAAGGTGGCTTCAGCATTGATACCTTCAGATATATTCACAGGCGACCCTATTATGATAGAAAGTCAAGGTACTATTAAACCTTGTCCTGCGAATGTAACAGTTAAGTGTGCAGGTGTATTTCAAGGAATACAATTTGTAAATGCTAGTGGAGAGCAAAAGTTCGCAAGAAGTTTTACAGGAGGAACCACAGCTACAGACGTTAAGATTCATATTGCAAGTGACCCTGACCAAACATTCTTTATCCAAGCAGATGCTACAGTAACTGGTTCTGCAGGATTAGGTGTTGGTGTGGTAAACGCACCATATATTTTAGGAACTGGAAGTCATAAGACTGGACAAAGTGCTTATGTTTTAGATGCTTCTGGTCCTACACAGGCAACAAGTCATTTGAGAGTTATAAGAAGAGCACCATGGGATACAGGTGTAGGAGCATCAGCAGGTGTAACTGACCAATATCCTTGGTATGAAGTTAGAATTAACTCACATATGGATAATTATATAACAGCAACTGTTTCATCAGCTTAGGAAAGGAGATAAATTATGCCAATAAATAGAGCTGCGATAAGCAAAGAGCTCCTTCCTGGATTGAATGCTGTCTTTGGAATGGAGTATGGAGAAGTTAATAATGAGCATGAACCACTATATGAAGTAGAAAATTCAGATAGGTCTTTTGAAGAGGAAGTCCTCTTTACAGGATTTGGTACTGCTCCAATCAAAAACGAAGGTGCTGCTGTTGTTTATGATGATGCAGGCGAAAGCTTTACAGCTCGTTATACAAACGAGACTATAGCTTTAGCTTTTGCTATCACAGAAGAAGCAATGGAAGACAACCTTTATGATACTTTTGCTAAATTAAGAGCAAAAGGTTTAGCCAGAGCTATGGCTAATACTAAACAAGTAAAAGCTGCAAAGCTATATAACGAAGGATTCACTACAGCACAAGGAGATGGAGTAAGTTTATTTAATGCTTCACATCCAACTGTTGGAGATGGAAACCAAAGTAATGTAGGTACAGCAGCAGCAATATCAGAAGCTAGTTTAGAGTCTGCTGTAATTGCAATTCAAAAGTTTAAAGATGACAGAGGAATCTTAATTGGTTCATCTGCTGTATCTTTACACGTACCTGTAGACTTAATGTTTACATGTGATGTATTATTAAATACACCAGGAATTGTAGGTAGTGCAGATAACGACATAAACTCTGTTAGAAACTTAGGAGTATTCCCAAGTGGTTACTTTACTAACAGAAGGTTTACTGATACTAATGCTTTCTTTATTAAAACTGATGTTCCTAATGGTTCAAAGATGTTCAATAGAACACCTTTACAAACTAAAATGG